CAATCTGTTTTTCTGTTATGTTATAGTTGAATGCATATTTGACTAATACTTTATTCTTTTTAATGTCATCAGTAGTTGAAATTATTTGAATTTCACTTGGTTTTGTTGTGCTTTGAACCATTCTTATTCCTCCTTAAAAAACGGGAGCTTACGCCCCCATTATGCAAATTTTATTTGTCCTGTATCAATAAGTTTCTGAATAGTTTCTGCTAAGAAGTCTTCAAATTTAGTTCTATGGTCCATTATAAAGCTTTCATTTGCGTACAAGTTTATGATGTTATAAACAGTTTCTGGCCCGGAACGTGTAACGTTTGCGACATATTCATTCATTTGTGCTTCTGCGGTTGGTGACTCACCCAATTCAATTTCCGGTAATTTTTCCTCTGCTTCCTTTACGATATCACTAAACGATTTTACGGCTCTTGTTCCCATATCTACCACACCGAACGTAATCCTCCTAACTACGTCAGATACTTTATTATATAGCCAATTGAACCCGTTAACTATCATAGCAAATGCAATATAGAACCCACGTGCGACAGGAACAATAACCGTATTATAAGCCCATACAAGAATACTTGCAAAAAATTGTAGGCTTTGTGCCACAAGTTCCAAAACAGGTGTAAGTATAACGCCTAACGTATTTCCAATAACAAGCAACAATTGTGCGAACGGTTTAAGTGCGCTGTCAATCAATGGTGCTAGCACGTTAAAAATTCCTTGAATAATTGTTCCGATTGGATCCAATAATTGTTGCACGCTTTGCAATGTTCCAAGCAAAAAAACAAAGCTATCAACTGCTTTTTTTATGAACGGTACCGATTCGATAACTTGTTTGTACCATTTGCTTATCGTTTCCAAAAACGTTAGCTCTTTTTCTTTTGCAGCACCAGATTCTTCTTGTTGCAATTCACCAGCTATAAGCTTTAACTGTTCCGCCATTTCTGGATTGCTTTCTTTTACAAGATCTGCAATTATTTGAACTGCATTTGCTATTGTTTTAATGTCGTCGACTACGCCACCACCAAATGCATATTTCATAACTAAATCTACAAGACCGCCTTCTGCATATCCTTTCAATCTTAATTTTTCTAACATTGCAACTAATTCTGGATATCTTGAAACTATATTTGCTGGTATTACATATTCACCTTTATGTACAATTCCAGCCGGTTCATATTTGCCACCAGAACCTGTATATCCACCTTCGGCAAATCCTGGCTCGTAATAAAGCCCCATCCATGCAAGTATTTTCATCCACCACGGAGTTGATTTATCATCCATAATTTCTTTTGCCAATTCTTCTTTCTTTACTGCAATTTCACCAGTTTGTTCAAAACCTTTTTTAAAGAAATCTATAACATCGCCAGTAAGTTTAACTGCTATTTCCCAAGTTGTTTGTACAATTGAACCAAAGTATTTCATTATTTCTCTTACAAATTCCAAACCAGTTATTGTCCATTCCCATGTTGTTTTCAATGCTTCCCATATTTTTTCTCCTAATGGTTGTAAAACATTTTCCCAAAGCCATTGAATACCTGTAATAGTCCAAACCCAAGTTGTTTTTAATGTTTGCCAAGTTGCTGTTCCTAATGGTTTTAGAATGTTATCATACAACCATTCAATACCTTGTATAGTCCAATTCCAGGTTGTCTTTAAGCCGTTCCATATACCTTGACCAAGTGGTTCTAGAATATTTGCCCATAGCCAAGTTAAGCCATTAACGATCCATTCCCATGTTGTCTTTATACCTTGCCAAATTCCCTCGCCAATTGGTTGTAATATGTTTTCCCATAACCAAGTAAGACCTGATACAACCCAATCCCATGCTGTTTTAATCCCAGTCCAGATCTTATCACCAAGCCAATTCATTATGTCCCACAATTTGTCTAAACCAGTAACAGTCCAATCCCATACCGTTTTAAATCCTGATTTCATACCTTGCCAAATCCAACTTAAAAAGCCAATAAAGTCTTCCCAAATCTCTTGCCAGTTAACACTTTTAATCCAATTAATTATGTTGGTAAATATTTCCACTAATCCTTGCCATAACCATTGCAAGAAATCTGCAAAGCTCTTTCCTTCGTTCTTTGATTGCCATAACTTGTATAACGCAGTCACTACACCAAGAACTGCTAATGTAAACGGATTAAGTAAGACTGTTCCTATTTGTGCAAGTTGTGCAAACAGTTTTAAAGCAAATAACACCCCAAGAATTGTCACACCTAATCTCAGCAAAGCCCATACAACTTTGCCAACTTCTTCACGGTTTTTATCAATCCATCTGGTTAATTGAATTACACCTGCTATCATCTTTTGCAGTAAATCAACCACGCCAGTTCTTATTGCATTAAAGAATGCCATGTTTAATGCTCCAATACTGGCTTTTAATCTATCGAGTAGGTACGAAACGGATTGAGTTTGTAGCATATATGCTTCATTTAAGGCTTCTGTATCACCCCGTATCCCGCTTAACACATCTGTAAATTTTTCATAATTGTTGATCCAAGTTAAAAGCGCTCTCGATCCTGTTTCGGAAAGTGCTAATTGTTGCAAGAAAGCTCGTTTTTCATCATCTGTAAGTCCTTCAAGTTTTTTTCTCAGTTGATCAACCACTTTTGTTAGGCCTACGAACTTTCCATTTGCATCATACAGGCTGATTCCTAATTCCTTAAACTTATCAGCCTGTTGGAGCATATCCATGAATGCTCCTTCTGCGGCGTTTGCTGCTTCTGCAGATCTGAAGCCCGCTGTTGTTAATGCTGTATAACCTGCTAATGCTTCTTTCAGGTTTACTCCTAAGTTTCTAGCTGCTGGAATCAGCTGACCAAAGTCTCGTGCAAGTTCTTCGTATGTTAATAGCCCTTTCTTAACTGCTTCAAACTGCATTGCATACACTGTGGTAAGTTTATCCATGCTTAATCCATATGCATTGATGATAGAAATAGCACTTTGGAACGTAGTTGTTAAATCCGTCGCGCCCGCGATTGAAGAAATAGTAGTGGCTTTTAGCACGTTTAAGCTATCTTTTGCTTCAACACCGGCTGATCCTAGCATATACAAAGCATTATTAAGCTCGTCTAAAGGCTTTCCTGTTGCCATGGATAAATTAATTAATTGTTGTTGCATCTCTCTGGCTTGATCACTTGTCATTTGCATCATTGTTCTGGCGTTTTGGAAAGACTTTTCAACCTTTGCAGCGAAATAGGTTGATGCAGTAACAGCCCCTGCTAAAGCTCCTGTGAGTGCAACAGTGTATCTTAATGCAGTATTGATCGCGTTTGAAAATTGTTGCAGATTTCTTCGAACGTTATCTATTTTCTTCTGAAAAGAATCCAAATTTCGTGAGACGGTTCTTAGCACGGGGCTAGCTGAATCTGAAGCTTTGATAACTATTCCCAATGTTTCTTGTTGCGGCATCGGAATCACCTGCCTTTATTCTTATTTGCGAGCTGTTCTACAAAGACTGTTTTAAAAGCAATTAAAAAAACAATCCAATCTATGGGCTGATCTAAAATTCCTCCAGGCTCTGGAAGATTTATTATGTTCCCCTTGTGATCTATATATGCAAGCACGAACTGAAAGTAATTCTCTCTTATAAAGTCATACATTTGTCTATCTTCTTCCGGAATATTATTTCCCATTTTAATATCGGAAAGCATTAAATTTAGCCATCGTTTTAGTTTGTATCCTTCAATCTTTATCATTGGCTCAACACTTTCGAATAATTTCTTTTTCAATAGCTCAACTGTTTCATGTTTTAACATTCCGCAAGTCTTTGCATTTATGGGGGCGTTTTCGCTCCATCTAAGAATGTGAAACGGGAGAGCTTCGATCACTCTCCCTTGTTTTATTAACTCGTACCCTCTGACAGTTAGCTTTTTGTATTCAATCCAGCTACCATCCTCAAACTCCAAAAGCATTGCTACCACCGAGATTGTACATCTCTTGAAGCTTGATCCAGATATTTAAAAGGGTAGTCGCCTCTACTTTCTTTATGTTTTCCAGTGTCAAAGGTACACTTTCACTCCATGCTTTGATGACTTTGACTAAGAATTTATATGGGATAGCATTTACTGCAGCTAGATCCAGGATTGCATTCCCGTCTCGAGTTACCTCTATCTTTGAATTCTGGAAAATTGTTATTGCTTCTTCTCTTAATTCTGCAGAAAGCTCTTTTGGAACTTCAATCCATGTGTCAGTCTCTTTATTCACGATTTTCTTATCCTTAATATAAAGTTTCACTGTTTCACTGCTTGCAAAAAGGCTCATTCGATCCCCCCCTTAATATGATCCTGTTCCGTTAGTATAATCTATGACTTCGATGATGTCACCAGCTCCTGGGATTAGAGCTGTAAACTCTGCTCTAAACATTATTTTATCAGGCCCGGAGATATCGTGTGTCATGTTTGAAAAGAGAAGTCTTGGAATATAGATTGTAAGTTTGTTTGTTGCGTCTTTTGCAAGTTCGATTCCAATAGCTGCTTCAGTGAAATTTTTGAATTTAGTGTATTCTCCAGAAACTACTGAACTGTCAAAAATAATATCAAGCGAGCCGGTAATTTCCAGCGTTCCTGGTTCTAAGCTTTTTCTTTTACCTGTTCCGTCTAATCTGTAATCGTCGGAGTCAAGATTGTTATTGATTGTAAGTTCAATGCTTGAATAAAGATCTGTAGTCGTTGTGAATTGGTCTGTATAAAGCTTAAGTTCTTTGAAATAGAATGGATCATCTCCAGGAACAGTTAACGACCCTTGTGTTAAAGACCCGCTTTGTTCTTCTTTTCCGATAAAATCAGCTGTCACGGATGGTATTGCTCCAACAGCGCCGGAAAATCTTAGCTGGTTGATTTTCATTCCGAGATATTTAAACGACTGACCACCGTGGTTTACTTCGATGCTTGCACTTGGAAGTTCTTCGGATAGACCGATTGGTGTGATTTGTGTATATTCATCTCCAGAAGAAGCAGCGTTTGGGTCTATAAGAGTAGCTTTTCCTAATGCAAGATAGAATAAAACGCCTGCAGTTTCTGGATAAAGCTCTACATCTAGACTTCCTTCAGCTCCTAATTTTCCAGGAGCGAGAGACTTTATTCCCCTTGTTCCTAATAATGCTTCTGATCTGACTGCTTCAACTTTATGGTTTAGACTTTCGCTTTTAAATGGTAATTTCCATGTAGCCGTTGCTGCCGACCCGAAAGTCGATTCAATCCCAAGCAAGACACTTGATTTGGCTCCTGTATACATTTAACTCACCTCCGTTATTCTTCCCATTTAAAGCTTATTTGCATAAATACGAACAGCCGTTTTAGGTTTTGTACATAACTGTATTGGATCTCAGATATTTCATAATAAGCGAAAGAGCTATCTAATGTTGATTCAATTTGTGCTATCTTTGTATCTGCTGTTTCGTAAGCTGGATCTGGTGTTCCTTCGACTGAAAATACAATTGCCATGTTGCAAGTGTAACGTTTTCTCGTGCTTGTAAGATACTCCGGGATTATCTTGTCAATAAACACGGTTGCATTGTTTGCTTTTTGCAGCGCTCTATCATCTGCAATTGAAACGTTAGCAAAAATGTTTTCCAGTTGAATTATAAGGTTTCTTACCGTGTTAAACATTTTCCCACGTCCTTATAAGTTCATCTATCCATTTGGATAATTTGAAATCTCTTACTGCATCATTTAGATAACTTTTTCCTTCTGTACCTTTTTGTGTTATTTTGTACCATACTGCCCAAGCTACATGTCGGCTTTGTCTACCTTTGATTTGTAACTTTTGTTGAACCCATTTCAAAATCGGTTCAAATGGTGGTCTATGTGGTCGTGTTCCATATTCTACAAATGGAGCATATTGTAAGTTTGTAAATACTTTTACTTTGTCATAACTTATATCTTTCACAGTCCAGGATTGACCTAAACGCCCGGTATTGCTTGCTCTCTCGTATATGTTTTTAACTATTTTTTCTTCTAGATCCATTCCAGCGGCTGTTAACACTTTTCCCAATACTTGCTTAAACCTATCATCACTTACATATCGTTTTATTTTAAGCAATTGCTTTTGATCGACTGATATTTCAATCATAAATCCCACCCTTTGGGGCTTCGATAATATCTTACAAGATATCTGAGATGCGCTTTTGTATCATCTAATTGTTGTGAAGCGTTTTGAATAGAATATGAATTAAGCTTGTTGATATCTCCCATAATCATTTCGTAACAATCCGCGAGTACATCATCCCAGTCTATCACTTTTGCTTGTACATAAACATCTGCTCTAGCTGGATCATCGAAATAAATAATCCCTGATTCTTTATCCATGGTAAATCCTGAAGTTAATTCGTTTTCTGGATATGGCAATCCGATAAATATCCTTTCTGTATATGTTTCATCTAATCTGTATGCAGGAATTTTGAACACTTTACTATCAACATCCATTTGTGTGGCTTGCATTACTTTAATTTCAGAGTGGATTTTTATTATCTCATTTAGTTCATCGTCCGTGAAAAGTTGATTTGTTATATCTTTATCGGGGATCTTCATTCTCAAAAAATCGAGATTAGTCATTTATCCCACTTCCTTATTTTTTGGATTCTCCCTTTGTTTTGCTCCCTTCGGTTTGTTTCTTTGGTTTAGCTTGTTTTTTAACTTCTTCTACCTCCTTTTCAACCTCTGGTTCTTTTTCTGGCTCTTGTTTAAGCTCAACTTCCTTTGGTTCAGGTATATTATTCTGTTCATAATGTCTGCGAAGTGCTCCGATACCCATTCTTTCACCTCACTAAAAAAGAGCGGGATTAACCCGCCCTTGATTATTGCGTGATGATCTTAACTACTCTGTTTTCGTCCAAGAGTTTGACTGCATAGTGCATTGTTCCAGCAATTACTGTGGTTCTCTTTAAGATGTCCCTATCTTGTTCAATCTTGAGCTGTCTCTTGTATGCAAGTGCTACTGCATTCTTTCTTAATAACAATGCTGTGTATGTATCTGGTGTGCCAGTTGTTTTGGTTATTCTATCGGAAATTACAACAGGAATTCCTGCTACTTTTCCAATTGCTGCATAGCCGTTTACCATAACTGGTTGTCCAAATGCTGCTGCGTTAATGAAATTGCTATCTTTTAACAAGTCAGCAGCTTGTTTTGAGTGAACTACAAGTGCAAGAATGTCATCATAGTTTTCACCAAATTGTGCAAGTGCTTGAACTATTGCATTATAGTCAATTACTCCAGTTGCTGAGTAATCAACGGCAAGTGTAGTGCTTTCAAGTTCAGCTTTAATATCACTGTCAACTTTGTTAGCAATAACAATTCCAAGTTGTCTTGCAGCTTCACTTATTGGATCACCAATCGCGGTTAAAACAGCTGTATCGGAAATTTCAACTGCTTTACCTATTTCTTTGATTACTGCTGATACATCAGATGTTCCAAGTACTTCAGTTCCCATTGCTGTTGCTTCCGTCAAGTCAGTTGCTTCGCTTAATGTTCCCCATTTTGGAAAGTGAATTGTATCGCCAGGTTTTCCGACCAAATTATTGTACACAGTAGCAAATTTTAACAGTTTAGCTTTAGATGTGAATTCACCTTCAACAATATTTGAAAATACTTCTGGAACTACCATGTTAGCTTTTAATGTTTCTGCCATTTAAATCAACCTCCTTGCAGTAATTTATTGTATAGGTCAGGATATTTTGTGAATATCTCTACCTGTTTTTCATACGGTAAGCTTAAAAGTTCATCTCGTGTTTTTGGTAATGTTTCTGGTATGTTTGAAGTTTGTGTAAATGATCCAACTTCTAAACTTCTCAATTTCTCATTTACTTTGGCTTCTACCAATTCGTTTATCTTCTTTGCTACTGAATCAAGTGTGGAAACTAACTGTTCTTTTGCTTCAGTTAATGATAAATCTGCTAGTGGATCTACATTGATTAATACGCCGAATTCATTTGGAAGTCCTTTTGCATGTAAGTATGTGTTTTTCAGATCTTCAAGCGCTTCTTTTCTTTCCTGCCTCAAGAGTTGTTCATACTGCCCTTTTTCCTTCATCTTCTCTATTTCCGCCTGTTTCTTTAATTTCTCCTCCCTTGTTTTAATCGCTCTAGTAACCGCACTATCAATCTGGCTTTGTAGTTCCTTTTTTGTCATAATTGCAACATCTTCAGGATTGAGCCCCAGCTGTATAGCTGTTGCTCTTAATACTTCAATAGGATCTCCATCGTCTTTTATTGCTTCTTCTTGGTTTGTGTTTTCTACTGGTTGTTCCTGTTGAGTTGCATTTTCATCCCCCTCTGCAAAGAGTTGGATGTCAATGCCCCTCTTTTCCAATTCACTCATGCTAATACCTCCCTTTTATTCTTATTCTTTACTTGCCCAAGGACATTTGTACTGAATTGCAAGGCTTTTTGCCTTGCTTGCTATTTCTGCATCTTTATTCATCATGGCTCTTCTGTATGCAGCTAGAAGTCCAGCGCATGAAGGCTTCCATTCGCCATTTATTTTCTTTTTGTATGGATATCTCCTATTCTTTGGATCTAAAAACACATGTGCTGGCATATCCTCTCTTTTTGAAGAGCCTACTGGTGGAATATTGTTCCATGTTCTATCTTTCATTGCCTTTGCCATATATCACCACCTCACCTCGGTTGTTGTCTTTCACTTTCTGGTGAATACCAACCTTTTAGATCCTGGCTTTCTAAATCACTTCCTTTCGATACCGCAACCCACCTATGCCTGCATTGTATATGCGGATGTTGAAAACTTCCTGTTTTTGGATCGCGTATTTCCAATCCTTTATATGTGATAGGATTTTCCTTTTCCAACCTAAATACTACTTCTGGTTCCCATGGATTTAATCTCTTGCGGTTTTTACACCATTCAGTTGTGCGTTCATCATTCGGTCCTATCCAGAGAAAGTATTGAATTCTGTCTTGGTTTTCCTTATACCCATTCCATATTCCCATTTGCATTGCACGTCCAAGCTGATCACGCACCATAACTTTTACTCTGCGTTTTGCTGTGGTTTTAATCTGTTCTTGCAAGTTTTTAATTATCCTCGTGTATGATTCTCCATTCATGATTGCTACTGATAGTTGATTTTCAATAAGCCTCATCATATCAGCTGTGTAGTTTTTCATAATTGTTTGTTGCTGCTGGAGAAAATACTTGTCAAAGTGCTGCAATGCGTTTCTCGGTATTCCAGAAAAATTACCGCCTATTTGTAAATCTTCATATGCTATTTGCCATCCCTTGCGATACATAAACTTTAAAAGTGCTTTGTCTTCTTTAGAAAATTCTTTTATAAACTCTCTTATAGCTTTCTGCGTTTGTGTTTTAACTGTTTTATAGCCTTTTAATGTTATCTTTTGCTCTGCCTTAAGTTTGTCTAGTCTTTCAAGATATTTGATTAATCTCCGCAGGTGTTTACGCACAAACTCATTCTCCAACTTATTCAGAAGCCGATACATCTCCATTATGTTCATCTGGCATCATCTCCAGTATCCATGCATTTTCTTTTGTAATTTTTTTCTGCTCTGCTTCAAAGTCAACCCCTAACGCTTCCGCAACTGTCTGTCTTGATACAAGGTTCATTGAGAGTAAATTAATCCATTTGTTCAAATCTTCCACTTCATCAGCTGGAATTACAGGATCTACATTCACTTGTACCTCGTTAACAACGACCCCGTCCATTGCGAGTGCAAGCTTTGCAAGTTTCTTAATACCGTCAAAGTAAACAGATCTATAGTTTTTAATTTTCTTGATTAGTTTGGAAAGTTTTAGCTTTAATGCATATCCAGAAATATTGCCAAGATCATTGAGAATAAGCTCTGGACATTTATTGCGTAAGTAGTTCTCTAACATTTCGTACTTCTTTAACATTGAAGGAATTACATTTCCGTTGTATTCCAGGATTTTCAATTCTGCATTATCTGGAGTGGACCATACATTGTGTTCTTGCTTTAAGTTTGAAGCGTCTCTAATTCCACTTGCTATGATTCTTGGTTTGGCATATATATCCTCAATTGCAGATATCCTGGATAAAGTAGAATTCATCTCGTCTATGGTATCCCCTATCCTCTCAAGTTCACTTTCACCCCAGACTGGATCCTTTAAACTCGGCATATTTGCTACGTGTATAAGCCAAAATTCACCGTATCTGTTTGGTATGTCCTTTACTAACTTGTCGTCTATGTAAATCTGTACCTTGTCTTTTGTATAAACTTCTTTTACGTTTAATGTGCTATCCTGATGTTTCATAGCATATTCATATGTCCAAGCCACAACCTGTCCGTATTCCATAACATAGTTAAGTGTTCCGTTTAGAAGGTTTACAATCCCTATTCGTATCTGCCCGTTATCGTCACGCCCAATTTTTAAAGCACTATCCCCTAAAATCAATCCTTGAATAACAAACAATCTTGCAGTCTTCTCAAAGTTGTTTTGTTTCAAAATTTCATTTAGTCTGTTTGTTGCGTTTTCATTGTCTGGAACTACAAGTTCAAAATTGTCGCCGAATATAAGTGAATAATCTGTTGATATGATCTCGTATGCGTAATCAACTAGACTTTTTGTTATATGTTTCAATTGCCCTTTTGAGTCGTAATCTATAAACAATCCTTTTTGTTTGCAGTAATTTTCGGTATATTCTCCGTAAAACAGATCAAATAATTCGTTATAGTTTTTCACCATCTATTTCACCACCTTACACAATGTCCAGATTAAAGCTCTTTGCTTCTTGTTTATTCGTTGCACCGTAAGCAGCAAGTGCTAAAGCCATTACGCAGTCGTCGTGATATCCGTACCTTGCTTCTAGTTTCATTGTTCCAGTTGGTCTCATTTCGTATTCAAAATATCTCAGCTCATCTATTAACTCTGGAATTCTTGGAATAACAATCTCTTTATTTTCCATTTTTCCACGCAAAGTATCAATAATTTGCTGTTTGCTCTGTGAATTAAATTTAAACGGTTCTAGATAAACACCTTTTTCAGTTAATGCTTCCCAAATTGGATCTCCAACACCTGTAGCATCTATATAACCTTGTGCATTATATTGTTTTTGCACATCGGCAATTCTATTCACCACATAACTCCATGGCTTACGATTAAAGCGTTCAAAATACACTAATTTACCATCTTGGTTTAAAACAATAATCACGGTCCAGTCTTCATACTTTGCAACGTCAACTCCCATGTAGTAAACGCTGTTATCTTTCTTAAAAATTGGTATTTGATAATCTTCAACAATAGCATCAATTAAATGCCATGGAAATACCAGATCTTGCTCATCAACAAATTCAGCAAGATATTCAATTCTCCAACGCAAGGAACTTTCACCATATTCACTTTTCTTGGCTTCTAGAAATTCGTGTGATATGTATGGGTTTGCAGATGATGGGAATTGAAACGATATGTATCCTGGTACTCCTTCTAATCCTTTCATATATGTTTCCCAGAAATGATTCTTGCCATATGGAGTAGATATCTTTATCATTTGCCCGTTGTAGTCAGCTAACATTGGTTCTATAACTTCGTAAACCGCTTCATCTTTAATAAATGCCGCTTCGTCTAGTATTACTCTGTGTGCTTTTCTACCTCTCAAATTGTGATATTTATCAGCAGATCTTGCGTGTATTTCGGAGTTATGCAAAAATTTTAATATCGGGTATGGTGAATATTTAATTTTTTCGATCAATCCTTGCCATGGAGATTTTGAAAGAAATTTTAGCATTGTTTCAAAAATAACCGTAGATTGATCATAAGTTGGTGCAATGATAAATTGGATTGTCTGCGGATGTTTGAAAGAAAAAAACAAAGCATCTATCGCCATTGCTTCGGATTTTCCAAATCTTCTTCCTGCAGCTATTGTTATAACTTGTCCTTTTGCTCTTAAAATTGTCTTTTGTGCTTCATGTGCCTTCCAGTTGAAAAACTTTTCTGCAAATAGTACTGGATCATTCTTCCACGTTCTCATCCTCCCACATCTCCTTGAGTAGTTTCACCAAATCATCTTTTGCAGTAGTACCGAGCTTCTCCATTTTCATTTTCATTGCTCTAATTGCCTCTCTCGATGCATTGCTCCATGTAGAATTCCATACTTCTACAGATCTTGGACGTGTTGCTTCTTTTATCCTTTCAAATGCAATTTTGCGGAGTTCTTTTGATTCCCGCATAATAGAATCAAGTTCTTCTATCTCGTCCAGCTCTTCCTCAACAAATTTTTTCATTCGCTTTTCTGGATTGTCCGATTTCTTTTTGAGATACTCTTTCTGGACAACTTCTTTTACGTTGAAGTGTTTGTTCATATGATTTCTTATAGCTCGATCACTTATACTTTCTCCAAATTCAGAGAATAACCATTTGGAAATTGCCAGAGCACTTTCCCCTTGTTGATACCTTTCTTCTATCAATTCTTTGTATTGTGAATTACAAACTTTACATCGAGCATTGTACATATTAATCACCTTCTTTGTGTTCGACACTTCGACACTTGTTTTCTAAATTCGACACCTCGACACTTACCACTTCTCCCCTTTCAAGATCTCTTTCAACGCCCTATTCTGTTCTATGATCGTGTTCTTCGTGTGTTTTAGTTTCTCCACTATAATCCGCCACTTGCCAAGTTCGTTCGTCGCTTCCAGAAGTAAGTTGTTTATCTTTGCAAGTAAATTTATGTTATTCTGCATTCTCATTTGTGCTTCTTGAACAGAGATTTGAGCAAGTTCTTCGGCTGATAGTTCATCCAGCATCAGTTCTTGATCCAACTCTTCCCACTTCATTACGACTCACCCACCTTTGTACATTTCTTGGAAGTTTCTTTTTTTTATTTTGATTAACAAAGAAATCTACATCTATTACCCAATCTTTGTGTACTCTGTTGTGGCATTCTGGACACAAAAGGATAAGATTGTATGGATGGTGATTGCGTGGTACCCATGGAATTTGATACTCTGGTGGAATAGTTGCATTGCGCCTAAATAAATGGTGTATTTGCCCTTCTCCATTTACATATCTTCCACACAACCTACATTTCTCTTTGTCTCTCTTGTGCACATAATCTCGAATGATACGTGGTATAGAGCCTACCCCATGTTTTAACCCCTTTCAAAAGATATAAGCAAAACCGAAGAAGTTATACCAATGTATGTTTAGAAAGTGCAAACCGTCAAAATTGTGCTCACTTCTATGTAAAAAATAAATCCACATATCTGGTGTCAAGTAAAACTTTACATATACATCCCACCATCCCCCTGAGCTTTCCCAATCAAATGGTGTTATTCTTTTTGGAAAATCAAAATTGCCAAAGTTATACGCCCTGAAAAATATCCAATGTTTTAAACCAAGCGTGAACTGTCCTATATCAATTTCATTCTTAATACTTGTAAAACCTCTAATGCCATTTTGGTATTCAAAAATACCAAGACTAAATTCTGCAGCTGATGCAAGAATAATTAGTGCGATAATTAACACAACTGTTAAATGTTTCATGCTATCACTCCTAACTGTTCTTGATCTCTTTAACAAGTTCTGGATTGTCTTTTATCAGCGTATAAATTCCATGTGCAAGTGCTTGAATTACTCTTTCATCATGTTCATCGTCTACATTGTTAAAACCAGCTGAAAAAAGTATTCCGTGAACAGCTTCATGAAGAATAGTTAAAAGCATTCCTTTATTAGAGTGCTTTTCTACGTTGATTATTCCCTCGACATAATCAATGTTGCCAACCATGTCGCCACCCAAGTTATCATGATATCTGATTTCATACTCAAAACCATTTACCTTAAGAGTTTTTAAATCCATACCCTCTCCCCTTTCCCACAGCGGGCTGCTTGAGTGTCTGGTATCCCCGCTACCGATTTTTGAAAAATTTGCAACAAAAAAGGGGCCTGTGTTCGGCCCCTATTTTTGCATATTTATCCATTCTACAAAAATTATATCATTTTCGTTTAGTAAAAGTCAAGTGTTTTTTTTTCAACTGAGCAATTTTTTCCAACCCCGCCTGTACTAAAAGATAGACCCCGGTTTTTGTTATTCCCATTCTATCAGCTATTTCCTGGTAAGAGAGCGTTTTCCATCTGAGAGCGAGATTGCTTTGTTGATAATACGGTGCTGGTTCGAAATCATGGTTTATGAACCGCCAGAATATCGCCTCCCTCTCACGTTCTGATATGTGTGATAACCACCATTCTATTTGCTTGATTTTATTCCACATTCTGCGCTTTTTTTCTATTGTTAACCTATCTAATAATGCTTTATTTTCATATGAAGATTTATCAATAACTACTACACTTCCAGCATATCTTGCAAAAACAATTTGAACTTCTCCGTTAATAAAATCCAGGTGTATTTTATGCCCCAAAATACATTGCCAATAACTTTTGTATCGTTGCAGTTCATGTACAATATAATTGTGAGTATGCAATTTGAATCCCCCTTTCGGGCCCCGATTATTTCCAGTCTTTGAGTTTAATCCTTTGAATATCCCCCTCGACTTGTATAGTTATAATTAAGTTTTCTATACTTCGCAAATCAACTACGTGTTCATCGTCCAATTGTATAAAAGCTGGAACATATAAACTACTTAGAAGTTTTTTTGCCGTGTCCACGTCTTCGGTGTGTATTATCATTTTGTTTGAAGTTATGCCTATCGAATATTTCCTTGAACTTTCCATAATTATCTTCCCCCTTTATTATAATAATTACTTCGCTAAAATTAATATTGGCAAGTTCCTTTAAAAAAGATAATAATTTATGCTTATTTTTAATTGCAATCCCGTGCATCCACACAATTATCCCCTCCTTTTCCTCTTCAGATGTATAATTCCATCCTAAATATCAAACTTTTCTACAATTAGCGGATAATTCCAATCAATGTGAGTGTTTCTCCTACAAATAAATTCTTCTTTGTTATCAAGATTTTCAGCATTAACAACTATTACCAAATTAGAATATTCATCTTGTAATTCATATTCAAAATCTTCAAATTCTTCGAAAAAATTTTTACGTTGCATATATGTTAGATGTTCATGCAACAATAATGTAAGTTCAATAACAGAATATGGTTTGTCATTGCGTAATTCAGTTTGCCATTCAGTTACAAAAACAGAATAATATTCAATATTATTATATTTATCCAAAAATTCTTTTAATACTTTTTTTAGTTTATCTTTTAATAATGCAATTATCTCAAACATATTATTGTGTATGTTGTTAATTTTATTTTCTAATTCATTTTTATCATCGTTTTTAAACATTTTCATCCCCTCCTTTTTAACAAACAAGCGGGAACTCATCTTTTCTCGTTTATTAGAGATTGTTTTAAGTATTTAATAGTGATCAATAAATCTTTCAACAAATCAACTCGCACTACTGCTAAGTATTCTTTCCTGTCGGCTTTAAGAAATAAAATATCTGCATTTTCCAGCCATTTGTAAATCTCTTTAAACCCATCTTTTCTTAACTTTACTTCCCCTGTATATCCTTCTAATTCAATATCGCCTTTTTTATAGTCTGTTGCCCCTGAAAGTGGTATTCTTTTGACTGTGAGATTGTATTGTTTGAAGTAGTTTACTAACTGATTTTCGCCCCTGTATCCTTTTCTTCTTTGGCTTTTTCCCATACTGTCCCCTTCTTTCTTTCATAATTTTCTAGTATCTTTTCGCATAGCATTTTGTGCTTTCTTTGTGCTTTTATTTTCTTTACAAGCATTTTTTGCAATATTTTTTCAGATTCTTCATCGGCTTTTGCGCCTATTGTTAACATAGAAAAATAAACGAAGAAAGTTATAGTTAGCAGTGTTATTATCCACATATTATCACCTCATTTAGTTCCTGTTGAACCAAATCCTTTTTCACCTCTCGCGGTTTCGTTTATTGCATCTTCTCCAACATATTCCGCATCCAATTTAATTCGATGTATAATTATTTGGGCTATTCTCATGCCTTTTTCGATTTTTATAGGTTCTTTTCCTGCATTAAAAATCCCAACTTTTATTTCCCCACGGTATTCGGAATCTATAACGCCCGCCATTGTTATTAATCCCCTTAAAGCGAGACTCGATCTTGCTTCTATTTTTCCAAAGTAGCCCTTAGGAATAGCTGTTTTTATACCAGTTGGAATAAATTGGTATGTTAACGGTTCTATAACAGTATTAATTGCACTTCGTAAATCCCAGCCTGCATCTGTTTCGTATGCTTTATAAGGTTTTAACTCTGTATTTTTGTAATAGAATTTTACAGCCTCCATGATTCAACCTCCTCTAATATTTTGTATTCTCGCAGATATTTTTTTACTAAATCCCAAATATCACTACTTTCTGTAGGAACATCTGTTACAAACACTGCATTGTCAAAATTGTTGTTGGAATAATCTTCTTCTTTTATTACCCAAAGACCACTGTATTGGTGCCATTTTTGAAACATTAAAGCTCTAAATATTGCTGTTTCTAAATTGCCATACCTACCCATTATTATTTTCTCCGGAGAAACGACATACCACCTCATGGTTATCCCCCTCTCTTAGAATGGTGGTTCATCGTTTGGCATTTCTTCTTGTTTGTTTGGCTTCTTTATTAACTTAATATTATCAGCCCAAATTGTGTAATATATCTTGCCCTGATACTCTCTTGTTTGCGGTGTTCCTTCAACCAGAACAAGATCGCCTTTTTGGATCTTATCTTCCACCCAATCAAATACTGTTGAGACATTAAACCAATCTGTTTCTTCATCACCGTTAAATTTTCTGTTTACCGCAACCGTAAAACTGGTAATTTTCTTTCCTGTTTGTGTGTAATTTGCTTTTATAGTCCCCACATGCCCCATTATGATTGTTTTGGCGTAACTTGGCATAATCTCACCCCTTTCGCTTTTTTTCTGTTTCGCGCAAATAACTGCGCAAATCCCAAATTTGTTCTATTGTCATCTCATCTTTGTTTAGTTTTTTTAATACTTTCGCTAATACTTCTTCTTCAAATTCTTCAAAAAGTTCTTGGATCAGTATTGGTCTATATTTTTGCCTATCTACCACCTTTTCACAAGTTGTCCTTCCGTTCACGTTATAAAGCCGTGCTTTTAAATAGCGGTGCTGTGCATTTATTTCTTCAACTTCAATGGCTTCCAGCACATCTAAAACTCTTACTTTTTCTAAAGGTTGTTGTTTATTTTCCACAAGAAGCCTGTTAACAAATTTAATCAAATCAGGGTCAGAAATTTCGAAATCGAGAAATTCATATAATGTCCGTTTATCATTCTTGTATTGTAGTGCTTCATATCGTAATTTATAAGCCTTTTGCAAATAGCTCATATTTATCCTCCCCACTTTTTCATAAATTGTTTCATTGCCTCATCCAGTGCTTCATCATCAATAGTCTTTTTCGTCATTCTGTTATCATACCTGCCTTCTAAGACTTTCAGGAAGTTTGTCGGGCGCACAAGCCATTCTAAATCTGCAATAAATGGTTTACGGTTCCCATAATCAGCCCTTCCTGTTAAAAAGTTTGATGCTTCAACTCTTGTAAAGAATTGCTTCCAGAATTCCAAATCTGGATATTCTTTCCATCGTGCACGTATGTATTTTTTTCTTGTTTCGCTTAGTTTTACTACTCTTGGAAGGCTTGTTAGCTCATGGTAGAGATCTACAATTTTCTGGTAGGGAACTGTATCCTGTGCGGTGTTGGTGGTTGAATCTTTTGATTCAACAGATGCGTCAGCATCAAGTTTGTTACTACTATCTTCTATATATATATTTTTGTTTTTGTTTTTGTTTTTGTTTTTGTTTGCGTTTAGGTATCCATACTCTATGGATAGAGTATCTATACTGTATCCATACTCTATCAATACTGCTTTTATATCATCGCTAATACTGTTTAAAAATGCTTGCAGAATGCGGGTTGATTTAACATTCTGCAAATCCTCTATGAATGCCTTTATAACTTTTGGTGAATTGCTCCAGTTGTGTTTTATCCAATTTTTAATATATAGTTCGTTTGTTTCGTGGTCGTATAAAATCCTGCCCTTCTTTTCAAATCGTTCAAGTAGTTTTTCGATTGTTTCCAAATTGTATCCAGTTTCAAATGCCATCACTTTTTTGGAAATTTCATATATGCCACTTTGCGTTGTGTAAGGGTTCGTGAGTATATATAAAAAGAAGAACTTTTCCTCGGGGGTCATTTCCAACACAATCGGGTCAGTCCAAAAACTTACATGCACATATCTATATTTCATATTGTCACCCCTTTATACAAGAATTTTAATTAACCCCGCCCAAGAAGGGGCAGGGAAG